AGCCGTGTCCACCAATAAGTTCCATAGCGTCAGTTAAGTCACTCAATGCAATATCACCAGCTGTTGATGATGTTGCAGTTACATAGTGACCTGTTTGAAGCGTACCAGATGCTGTAAGACCATATGAATAGTTACGTCCCACATTAATTTCAGAACCTTTTCCAAGGAATCCACCATAGACATTATCGCTAAAGTCTACAATATTAGCCTCAGTTGTTCCTGATACTATGCTTGCTCCGTCAACACCGGTTCCAAAACCAGCATCAAGGATACCTAGCAAAGCATAAATAGTGTGTTTTGTAACATGACGGTCTACCGCCCTGCGTGCTTCATTTAAAGCCATCTCTACTTCGTTAAATCTCGAATCTTCTATCATACGACGGGTTACACCTACTGCAAGTCCCCACTCGCCAACAGACACTCTCTCGGAGCGTAAGTTAGTGTGTTGATACTTAGGAGTGTTTCCTTCGTTGATTTCTTCCATACCCATTGAGGGTTTTGCGAATGTGATATCAATATCACCGCCAGTCTCTGTGGTCATAGGTTCTGCGAACATACTCAAAGCTGCAAGGTCTGTGACCTTATAATCTTTGATTGCGTCCTTATAATCTATGAGAACACGTTCCCCTGTTCCACCGGTAGCTGCGTAAGCTCCTGTGTTAAGGGAAGTAAGTAGACCGGGTGCTGTATTATCTGATAATGCGACCATAATTTACCTACCTAGTGGGTTATCACCTTAGTGAGCCCAGCTGCACTGTTGTTCTCTAACGTAGTTGCTTGCGCAATAGGTCCAGCTGCTGCTGCTGTTGCAGTTAGAAGACGACCATCTGTGGTCCCCATCATCATTGCTATGCCAGCATTTACATCTGCACAATTTACGTTTAGAACAACACCGTGTCCAGTGATAACACTGGCTATGTTGCCTGACGTAATGGTTGTTAGCGCATATCCGACTGCTGCAAATTTATTTGTAGAGTCTCCACTGTTAGCATTTACGACTTCGCCACTAGTATTTACTGTTAAAGCATTACCAGCGGTGACGTCTTCACCTGCTACAAATGGAAGGATACGTGCTGGTGCACCACCGTCATTCAGTAATATTTCTGTTGCCATATTTAATTACCTCTTAGTACTTCTGGGTTCAATTTAAATCGCCCAGTTTTTTCGTCCATCTTGACTGCAAATTGCCTTTCGGTCTCTGTTGGAGACAGTTCTTCACCCTCGTTGGATTTACCCTTTCCGAAGGTTCTTTCGGTCTCTTCAGGTACCGGCATTGCAGCAAGAGCTTCGCTGAAACCAGTCAGCCTTGGTTCATCCCAAGCAGTTAATTCCTCGACGCGTGCATCCTTTTTGTCTTCATCAATTGTATTGAATAAGATTTCTTTGGATATAATTGCTTCTACGGTTTCAACTTTTCTAGCTTCTGCTTCTTTAGCGGCTCTCTCTTCCTCAGCTAATTTAAATGCTTCGATTTCTTTCATAGCATCATTATACTGGGATTCAATTTCCGTTTTTGAAGCTGTTGCTTCTTCAAGTTGTGTACGTAGTGACGCAAATTCGCGTTCGACTATGTTTTCTGCCTCGGATTTCACAGGAGTTTCTTCAGTCATATTTATTACCTCTTGTTTCCCGTCTGAACATTCACACGCTCCTTCATGACCTCCACAACCGCAGTCGTGGTTATCTTTCTCAACATGCAAATCACACGTTTCATTATCATTTTCAATTGTACATTCCTTACAGACGGGGTCCATTGTATTATTATCAATAAAACTCACCTCTGTAGGGCGAATATTCGTTGCGAATGTATCACCCATCACATCTACATCATTGGAAAACCAATCAATGCTTACATGAGTCATATCCCCTTCCTTTACTTTTTCTAGCACTTCTTTACCACTCTCAGTTTTGTTATCTACAGTAGCTAACATCTTAATTGCGGTCATTCCATTATCCATCTCAAACACCTCAGGATTAGCAGCCATGCCAATTAAATCGTCTGATGTCCTTTGATGGTTCAGATATATAGGAAGCTCTTTAAAACTTTCTATATCCTTTCTTAACACCTCAGGTTCTATATAAACCTTTTGCTGTATATCATCTTCTTCATACTCATGAGGCCCTGAAGTTATAGCAATAACAGGAAATGTTGCTGTTTGTACTCCTTCCTCTTCAGTAAATGATATATCTTCGCTTTCTCCTAATGATAAAGCAAAGGTTCTTCTTTTATCTCCTTCTACTAGAGTTCTTCCAAACTCCCTCTCTACACCGTTCTGGTCCGCCCATGTATTACACATAGAACTAGCTAGCCCTTCGTGATTATCAACACCACGCTTTTTTAAGGTAGCTCCTACGGATACTACACATTTTTCATAACTCATGCTCTATCTCCTGTCGCATTGGCAGCGGGTTGNTTACCACGATTCTGTGCTCTAGCGCTCTCTTCTTTCTTGTCGGTGTCTTTTCCACCAGAAACATTAGCGTTCTTATCTGATTGTCCAGCTTGTTTAACNGCTACNTCCTTTANCATATCTAATTCGACTACTCCTTCTGGGTCGAGACCTCTCTCTTCCCTAACTTCGCCGGGTGATAATACTCCTTCAGATAAATAAATCATATCTGTCTTTGCTTTAGTAAAGGCGTCTTCTACATTAATTTGCCTAAACTTAAATTTAGCTTCGCCATCCTCTATTTGAGGCATTAACTGGGCATTCAAAGCAGATTCAATCATAGTTTGTAGATATCTTACATAAGGTTCGAAAATTGGACGAGCCTTATCTGGGTCGGTCCACATAGTTTTAGGGACCTTTAGTGCCATATGTATTTTATCTAATATATCGTCTGTATATTTACCATATTCAAAGGCACGTTGAGTACCTTGAAGTTCTTTAATTTCTATATCATTACCGTGAATGATATCTTCGCCCGGAGCTAAGTTGTTAAAAGCATCTACTACTTCATTAATCTTATCAGGTCCGTAAGGCATATCTGGTAAACCACACGATATATCAAATCGAGACGAAGCGTATTTATTCAAAGCAGCTCCTATATCTCTTTCTGCATAATCTTTTAAATCTATTAAATAAAGAATAGGGTGAATATCTGATAACCCATACGCGTAATCATCAAAAGGGTTATTTAATAAAGCACATATCTCTTCAGGTTCAAAATGAATATTATCTTTATCATCACCAATATCTTGATAATAGTATTTAATTTGTCCATGTTCATTTCTTTGGACATACATATTCTGGCTAGAACGTAAAACTAGATTGTCTCCAGTCCATTCTAAGTAGCCTGTTCCAAAAATTCTGGCGTTCCTGACCCAACCATATAAAATATTCTCTATGTTTATATCTCTAAACATTTCTTCTATGCGTTCTCTTTTATCATCGTCATCTGTTACGATATCAAAATTATCCTTAACTGCATAAAAACAAGGAAGGTCTATCAAACTTCTAACTATAGGGTCAGATAGATATACGTCCATATATATTCTAGGTCTTCCTAAATGTTCTTCATACTTCTTTTTAGTCCCATAAGAAAAGTTATTAGATAGGTTTAATCGTTTAATTATACCTGCTCCAAAACTTACTGGGTCATCCTCTTTAAAGGGAGGTTCGCTTCCGGTTGTGGCGAAAGCTCTTCGTACTCTGTCAAAAATCGCCATGGCTACCACTTAAATAGTAATTGGTATCAGTATATAAAGATTTCGTCATAATGAAAACTTACCTTTTGGATTGAAATTACGTCCTTTTGTTCTAAAAAGGGAAACTCCTGAATGTCTACCTATATTAGAATTTAGTTGCTGATTAGCTCTAGANTNNTTAGTTTGGGAAGCAGCCACCGTTGCAGTACCGGGTAACATAGCTAAAGTTGCATGTATACCTAAAACTGAACTATCACAGTAATCGTCATGTTTGGTATCGGGTGCGCTAATGCGTTCTGTCTTATTAGCAGCATCCATAACATATTCTAAATCAACATGTTCCCTAAACCATTTATTAATCACTTTACGAGACACCATATCTAATGGTTCTGGATTGGGAACTTTAATCTTACGTTGTTGCATAAAGGAAACATAATCTCTATATATTTGAGTTTTACTTCCTCTAGGTCCTCCTGTAAATATAAATGGTAAAAAATGAATCTGAGGTGTACTTTGAATACACTCTAATCTGATGTCCTGCTCAATAGCACCACCAATCCCCGTAGCATCAATAATAACCTGACCAACACTAAAACCACGAGCAATATCCATAATACGTTTTCGTTGATATGGTATGTCATGCCCACCGGTTCTAGGATTGATTTCCTCAAGATATATGAGACGAGCGATATCCCCGAATTCATCTTGCTCCCTAGCCCAAACACTAATAACAGTACTATTGACAGATTTCCCAATGTCAACAGCAACAGTGCAATTTTTGCCGCCGTGCTCATAGGTTCCCGGTTCGTAGAGTTTGTAGTCATCATAACACCCCTTAACTTTTTCTGGATTAAATACATTTGAAATACTTTCCACAAATTCACATTCATATTCAGTTCTCCAATAAATGGAGTCTTCACCCCACTCCATCATTTTAGTTAACATATCTTCTTCAGTATATGCGGGCGAATATGCATTACCCGCTTTCACTGCATCTCTCCATGTAAAATGTAACCGTGTCCATGTTTCTGCATAAGCGTCATCATATAAATAACGATGCATATGGTTGTCTTTAGACTTTGGTGTACCTAAATTTATGAAAGGGGCCATATTTGAAACTATCGCTGGTTCTACATTATCAATGAACAATTTATCGTCGATGAGTGGGGACTCATCAACAATACAGAACGTAGGGTGTTGCCCACGTATGGATTGACCTTGATTACTAGGCGCTAATGGAGCTCTACGCAACATTGTACCCCCCTTCATGCGTATATGGGGCTTATTGTGAAATTTATAATTATCTACTAAGCTATCTAAGAACTTATTATCTTTAAAATTTCTATAGATATATCCAAAGATTAATGCTGCTTGGTCCTCTGATGGAGCCAAAACAAAGATTAAATCCCTGAATCTCTTAAAAAACATATATATTGTAGCTGCAACAGCGAGTGCNTACGATTTTCCACTACCTCTTGGAGCTAGAATNGCTAATTTTCTTTGTTTACTGTGTTTAGGGTGAGTTAACGACTTAACAACTATGATTTCTTGAAGTGGTCTTAGTTGTAAAGGGCGTTGTTTATTGTCTAATAGATATGCACCACAGAAGGCACGTATCAATTTTTTCATTTTTTCTTCACTGTGTCTACAATCTTCGAATATATTCTCTAAAGCTCTTGAATCATGTACACCTTTACCTGTCAGTGCTGCTTGTAGTTTCTTCGATTCGTTCTTCACTTGTGTTGTCATCGTTTAAATCCTCTAAAAAGTTAGCGAAACCTTCAGTTGTAGTCTCTAATACTGTAGGTATCTCTATATTTAACGCTCTGAATTCCGTATGTATGTCACGAACGATTGAATTTCTTTGTCGCAAGAGCTCTGTTCGTAAGTTAATGTCCCGAATATGTATAGTAATTTCTTCCCACAAAATATCTTCAAGAGCAAGATTGCGAGCCAGCAAGCGTACAAGTTCTTTATGACGTTCATATTCCCCTTCTCCTACTCGCTGGCGTAACCGCTGCTCATATTCTACTTCGTTCAAAGCTTTTTAGCTTCTGCTAAAGCGTCTTTTGCTTCTGTCTTAACGACGGCTACGAATTTATCATCGTTTTGGTCGTATACAGACATTATTACATTTCTGAGCATTGCATCTTTTACATGCTTTTGAGCTGCTTCATCCAGCTTCTCGTAAGCTTTAACCTGTGCTGCTGTTAGGTTCTTATCTAATAATTCGAGAATTTCTTCATCGTATTTCTTAAGATATGGCATAACCATCATCCTAACTGCTGGTACAGTGTATGCAATATATGCAGCCATAGCTGCCATAACTACCACCATAAGCATAAGCTCAGGTGAGTCTTGTAATGCATCCATTAGACCATCTAACATTCCAGATTCGCTTACATCATTTGCAGTAACATTACTGGTTGCATTTGTATCATTTGCAGTCTGATTTGTATCCAATGCAGTATTGTTGTTGCTTGTTTCGTTTGTTGTGTTATTTGACATAGTTTTCTCCATGTTGGGGCTCCCACGTTGGCACTTGCGTTAAGTAATCCTGTGGAGCCTTGGCCCTTCAGCGAGAGCCCATATACAGGTAGAATCTCTACCTATATAAAGTTTACTTCTACTCCTCTTCGCAACAGCTGCATTGACATTGTTTTTTATCCTGCAACTCTTTGAGTTGTTGTGCCATCTCTTGTACTTTATCATAAAGTTCTCTTACTTCAAAATCGTTCATTTNTTANTCTCCANCTTATGTTNTTGTTCTTGNGCTTTAGNTTCNATCATCTGGNNTTGTTTCTGAGTTGCATCATTATAATCAATAACAGCTTGTGCTTTTATCTTATAAAATGCAGTCTTCTCTGCCTGTTCTTGTTTCCAAACATCTAGAGCATCTTTGATAATAAGAAGGGCTGGGCCTCCTAAAATAGCAATCAAAGTTGTATATGCTTCAATGTTCTCAAGAACTTCTGGTTTACTAAGTCCGCTATGTATAACGAAACCTGCAAACCCAACCCAGAGTAAAATTAGAGGCACAGCAATCATAAACATAAAGATGTCGTTAAATGTAACTCCTTCTCCTTTCTCTTTACTCATCTTTGGTCTCTCCTTCTCTTTGGTTTGTTTCACTTGTGGAAGTCTTATAGGAGGTACTTTTCTTAATGCTTGGCGCGCAAAATTTACAAGTACCGCGAAAGCAATTACAAGAGCTATTCCTGCCATTGCTATTCCTAACATTGTTAAAATGTCTATCAACTCCATTCATTCTTCCTCCGTGAATCCGTTTGCTTCTCTCACTTCTTCCATTTTCAATTCTGTAATCATATGTTTCAAATCATCCATATCAGATATAATTTTAGCTAGCATATTTGTAAGAATAAGCATTTTATCTGCTTTCATTCCTCCTCCTTGCAGCAAGCGCATGAACATTTTTCACAGCACTCGCAATCTATACAGCACATTATACTTCTATCCTCCATCCCATTTCTTCTATATCTCCGTCACCCCAATTAGTGGAATAACCGACATATTCTTCTTCTTCATAATAGTCTCCGTTTCCATTATAGTCTGCATAATAAGACGTATAATAAAACCAGTAACCTTCATAAATATCATTAAAATCTTCTTCTAACCCAACACCATATAATTCTTCATATTCAAACCAATGTTCATCTTCATACCATCCTGAAATATTAAAGAACACTTGGGTATATACATAATTGTCATAAGATATGGATTTATTACCATCCTCATCTTCTTCAACCATAACATGTACTAAATCATAATACACCATTATGGGTAAAGGTTCATCCATATCATCACAATTGGTATCGAAGTCCATATAGAAGTCTATACTATTATCTGACAGTCTAGACACATTGCCATGGGACAATCCATCCCAAGCATACATATCAGTGTGATTACAATGGTTTTCCTCATTCTCATAGTCGCAAGAACCATCATCCTCTTCTGCTTTATCATTATAGTTGTTAGCATCTAT